CTTCGACTTTCAAGCAAAAGCAGATGAGTTGGCTGAAAAGTATGGACTAAATGGACTAGGCGAACAAGAGTTCTATAAACAAATTAATAACATCAGTGAATCAACAAAAGCTAGATTCGGCGAACTCAAGAACGCTCACATGGTTCGCACAGATAAGGCAGAAGCTATATCAGACCAATCTCAGCAAATCATCAACGGCACTTTTAATACTGACGTTATAGCTGAAGGTGGTTTCTATGATGCTATGGCTGGTAAGACACTCGCACAACAAGAAGCTATAGTGCAAGGAATGGTTACTAAGTTAGCTGAAGATCATCCTAAGAAAGCTCTAGAGTTAATAGAGAGCTACGAGACTGGCGTTATCGCTTTAGGTAACGGAGTAGTTCGTGATGAGTTTGCTGATAGTCTAGAAAACGCTTTTGCTAATGAAGAAAAACGAGTAGACCTGATAGCTAAAGGCGTAGAGACAAAACGCAATGATTCTATCGCTGAGTTCCAAGCAGTCTATTCTAACGCTATTGCTTTAGGGCAAGACATTCCAGAATCTACAGACATATTTATCAACGATGGACTTACAATCACAGTGGATACATCGAACGCTAAGAACGCTGCTGATGTTGCCAATGCTGTAAAAGACGCTGTCAATAATATTCCAGAGAACGACAAGACTATATCTAATGGAACTAAGGCTTTAATAATAAATAAGTTCGCAGGTGAGGTTGAGAAGCAGAAATTGAATGTTGTCCAGCAACGAGAGAATGCAGGAGTAAATGTAGCAAGTTCTCAGTTCATGGATTTGTTGGCTGTTCAAGATTCTGAAGGTAATTACATTTACGGAGAAGGTATGGAGACAACACTAGGTAGAGCTAGTCAAACACAAGAATGGGTGGAAGAGTTAAATCCTATCATTGACGCTATCTACGCTGATCCAGAACTCGATATTTCTCAAAAGGTTCAACAATCAAAGATGGCTACATTGAAGTTTGTGGCTGAGAAGAAAGAGTCTCACGATCAGTTCGTTAAAGAAAAAGAAGACGCTATAAAATCTATTGAAGCGGAGAAGCGAACAGGAGGCGACCAAGAAAGGTTTTATGTTGCTGATGTGTTTACACAAGTTGCTAAGGAAAAAGGCGATCTTGAAGCAATGAAGCAGCGACCAGAGATTGTAGAAAAAGCAAGAGAGTTCAACGCTGAGACTGAAAGACTGCGTGATGAGATTCTTAATAGGTCAATGACTGATGAAGAGATTGCTTCAGGAATGACAAACGCAGAGTTCACGCTGAAGAAGGACGAAGAAATGCGAGCATTAAATGTAGACCGAAGAGCTTTGTATCAGCAAGATTATGGCGTTGACGAAGAAATTGATGGGGTAACTTCTGAAAAACAGATTCCAAAGGAAGTGCTAAAAGATCAGGAATCAATAAACAGAGGCTCAGAGACAGCAAACGTTGTTATTAAAGAATCTAGCGGTGCTGGACTGGCTCCCACTAATTTTAGTATTAAGAATCTTGATCCTGATAAGCCTGTTGATTACGGTCTTCAATATGGTGGGGATGCAGTAAAATCAAACCCACAAACATTTAGAGCTATAAACTCAACTAATTTAGTTGAAGATATAAACACTCCTAAATCTATGGGTTCTGAGTTCAAAATAGGATTGTTTGATAACCTTCGCTTAAGTTGGATTACACGTAACCTTCCCCAAGAAATAGACACTATCCATAAAGCTAATCAAGTTAGAGCTATAAAGTTTCAAGAAGAAGGGGCGAATTACATGGACACAGAAAAAGGGCAAAGTATTGTTGCTGAATTTGTGAGTGGCGAAACTATGACAAGAGTTGTTAGGGATGGAAAAGCTGGTATTACGGTTGATGAATTAGAAAGCGGAGACCTAGAGGGGGTGGCTTTTAATGCAACAGCTCTTAATCAATCTGCCACTCCGATATTACCTTTTGGTTTACTTAATAAAGCATTCTTAGACAGTGATAATCTCACTCCTCAAGAAGAACAGCAAGTTAGAGATTATGCAGACGCTCTTTATGATACAAGCGAGCTGGATGATAAAGGTAGAAAAGTAATCATCAATAAGATGGTTGAACTACAAGTAAACGCTTACACAATAATTGGATTCGAGTTCGCAAAATAACATTTAAAAATTATGGCACTAGGAATAAACACAGAAGAAATACTCAATAACCTCAACGATACTAATAATGAGGAGCTGATACAGAACCAAAAAGACCCTAGCATGGTCAAGGACATCCTCGCTGCACCGTTCAGAGGTGTTGAAGGAGCTGTTCAAGGTGTCTACAATCTTGCTGATTGGGCTACGTTTGATTACCTACCAGACTACGATAACCGTTTCTTAGGTAAGTCAGAGACTATTGCTGGCTCTCTTGTTGAAGGTATCACACAGTTCATTGTTCCCTACGGTGCTATATCTAAAGGGTTGAGTGCAGCTGGTAAAGCTACTAAGTTTGCCAAGCCTTTCATGAAGGTAAACAAGAAGGGCAAAGAAGTCCTGAATTGGAAAGGTGTTCTAGCATCTGAGTCAGCTACAGACTTTGTAGCGTTCGATGCGCAAGAAGAGCGTCTCTCTAATCTAGTACAAGCTTTCCCTTCTGTGGCTAATCCTGTTACTGAATACCTTGCAGCAGACGGAGATGATGCAGAACTTGAAGGACGTTTTAAGAACACCCTAGAAGGTCTAGGTATCACTGGTGCTATGGCAGGTACGTTTGCTGTGGCTCTTAGAGCGCACAAGAAATTCAGAGGAGGTAAGCCTGAAGAAGCCAAGAAGATTGGTGAAAGCATGGACTTCAAACAGATTAATACAGTGCAAGTAAATGATTACAGCCCTGCTATCAAAGCTTCTAAGAGTGTGTTCACCAAGTCCAATAGAACAGACAAGAACAATTCTATTCCCTTTAATGTTTTAGAAAAAGAAATCATCAAGTATGGTGAAAAAGGAACAGCGGAAGAGTTACGCTGGATGGGTTTTGATGACTGGGCGAAAGGATATAAGTTTAGAACAGGCAAAGACCGAATAACTCAAAAAGAAGTTGATGAGTTCCTAGAAGAGAATCAGTTCAACTACTCATTAACAGAGCGAACTGGAAAAGATACAAACTCTTTATACAGTGGATTTAAACAAGATGGCGGTGATAACTATCGTGAGTTTATATTAGAAACAAACGATGATGCTGTTAGGTTGGCGTCTGAAAACGTAAACCAACACTTCACCGACAAAACTCTGCTTCACTACAGAACAACAGACCGTATGGATGAGGTGGATGGCTCAAGAGTTCTTTACGTAGAAGAGTTACAGTCTGACATCATACAAAAGAGTAGAGGCAACGACTTCACTGAAGGAAAACAAATTCCTCTCGAAGACAGCTACATACCAGCAGCTATGCGTATGATTATGCAGTTAGCCTCTAAAGAAGGCTACGACAAAGTTAGTTGGGCAACTCCTCAGCAGGTAGCCAATCTCTATGACTCAGCCGTTGATAACATTAAACTAAACAATGTTACTGATGATGGCGTTCGTTCGTTTGATATTACTAAAGATGGCAGGACGGAAACTAAAGTTGCAAAGAACGATGCTGAAGTAGTTGCCATCTTTGGCAAGAAAGCAGCGGATGAATTAACAACACAGTTAACTAAAGCTGGAGATGAGACAGGTGCGTATACCGTCAAACAAGACTCCAAGTCATTCAATCAATACAAAGACAAGATGGTGTCAGCTGTTAATAAGGTAGCTAAACCATTTGGCGGTAAGGTTGAAGGATCAAAAGTAGACACAGTAGAGTCTGCTCAACTTGTAAACAGAGATGTTTATAATGATTCGAGCGACTTCAGCAAGAATGGAGAGCCAGCCCGCCAAGCAGAAGAGTTTTTAGAAATTAGAAGTACTGAAGCGAATAGATACCCTGACGTTGCTAAGTGGAATAAATCTCGCATAATGCACAACGGAAGGATGAAACTTTCTAGTAAAGCGGTTGTTGACGATTATAAGTTTGCAGCAGAGCGAACATTTAATGAAGAAGTTTTAGAAGACGGATTCAGATTAAGTGACGTAAATACTTTGGATGAGTTAAAAGATTGGTTAGACTCTGTAGACCCATTTGAAAGAGATGATGCTTTATCATTATTGGATGAAGTTTTTGTAGACCACTTCAACAGGCATAGACCAGAAGTAGGTGTGCAGAACTTCGGAGCAGGTTCGCAGGAAGCGTTCTCCATAAGTCTCAACAAAGGCATGAAGGAATCTGTAAAAGAGATTCGCACATGGGGACTCAAGACTGGCGACGAAGCGCAGCTCGGTGGTAAGATAGAAGACCCAGCACTAGCTCAAGCACTGCAACTACCAGCACTTCGTTACTTAAACGACAAAGAAGTTGTGCAAATGGAAAGTGAATTTGCAGGCGTATCTGTTGGAGAGACAAACACGAAGTTTGCTCTTGAACGTCTGGCTGAGAATGGATCAACGCCTCAAGTTCAGAAGGTAGCAGCTGGTCTTTTAGAAATGTTTGGCAAGGACGATGAGTTCCTTGAAACAACTATTCGTACTATCGTTGAAGACTCTGACTCATTTGGGTCGTTTGGATTTAAAGGTAGTAGACAGAACATCGATCTTTACTCAAACCGCACAAAGATAGACCAAGGCAACATGTCAAGAGATGCTGTGTTTACGGAAGCAACACTGCTTCACGAGATAACACACGCAGCACAAGTTCGGTTTATCCCAAGAGAAATATCTACAATCAGTAACCTTAAAGGTGCTGACTACTTAGCAAAGGTTGATGAACTCATCGCTAGTGCTGACACCGCTCCTCCACTCAAGCGTTTACTGGAGAGCTACAAGACTGCTCTTGATAACGCTCCTGAAGAGTTCAAGGGAATCGTTAACAGCTTGAATGATGCAACAGGATTCTTAGATAACTCTGGAATGCGTTCTCGTATCGGAGAGTGGTATGGTCTTAGTAACGTAGATGAGTTCTTAGCTGAAGCGATGAGCAACACTAAGTTCCAGAATTATCTAAAGAGTGTTAAGACTGGCAACGCAAGTCTATGGGATAACATCGTTCAGGTCTTGAAAGACTTTCTTGGTGTTGATGCTAAAGGCACTCTGCTAGGTGATACTCTTTCTAACTTTGCTGACCTAGTTAGTAAGCAGAACAGAAAGAATAAAGTAGGAGACTACACAACTCCGTTTGTTAATCCTATCAGGTCAAGAGGCACACGAATAAACGAGAACCGTTTCTTCCAAGCTTCAGGAGCTGGTAAGTCTGGAGTCACTGTAGAAAACAGAGGTGGGCAAATTGCTGTTGAAGGAACGGTAAAGGCTATCGGTGAAGTTGAAACAGCATATGACCTTGGCGAAGTATTAGCGAAGGCTGAGACGCAAGTCCTAGAAGAAATGGAAAGGACAGGAAGCATCGGCTTCTATGAAGACGGTAAGCTACAAGGTTCTGATGGACTTAAAGGTGGCGGTATCGTCCAAGCTGTTGAGCAAGCTCGACGAATGGCTGAGATGTCTGGTCAAAAGATTGACATAATTGAGTCAGAAGTTCGAGCAGCAGGTAAAGACGCTGGACAGCTTCGTCGAATCGCAGCTCGTATGTATACGGTAGAATCTATCGCCGTACAGCAAGGTGCCGACATCGTCGCTAAAGCTAAGAAGATTGCAGCGCAAAGTGCTGAAGCTACTGATGCAGACCGTGCAGAGCTGATGGGAGACATCCAGAAGATGTTGAACCTAGTTGCTGCTGGCTCGAACCTCCGTCGAGGATTTGGTCAAGGTCTACAGTCAACACAGTTTGCTAGAACTAAGCTAAGTCTATCAGCAGCAGAGAGACGCTCTCAGGAGATTGTTAACCAATACATGGCGAGCAACAAAGGAGAGAAGAACAACTTTGATGTGCTGATTAACCGAATCATTCTTGCAGGTGCTGATCCTAAGAACACATCAGCTAAGGACATGATTGACCAGATGCTTGGTGTCGTTAAAGCAGGACGTGCTTCCGAAGGCGGCAAGTTTATGGAGATGGCACAGAACTGGTTTATCAACTCCCTACTGTCTGGTCCAAGGACTATGATGAAGAACGGTGTTGGTAACATGATTACTCAGACCCTTCTCCAAACAGAGCTAGCAATCGGTGGACTTACAGTTGACCCAGCTATCACTCGTATGGTGCTGAAAGAGATGGCAACCTTTGAGTCGTTCCGTGAGTCTATGAAGTATTTCTTAGATGTGTATTCGATGAAGGACCAACTGTTGGACATTGGACGTAACCCACTTGAGAACACAGCAAACACTGGTATTCCAAAATACTTTGATAACGCTGCTCCAGAAGAGACAATGAAGAACTCCATGAACTGGTTCAGTGAGAATGTTGTTAACATTCCTGCTAAGACTCTCATGGCGATGGACGAAGTCTTCAAGCAATCAATATTCCGTCAGAACGCAAAGATGGAATGGACACTGAAAGGTATGAAGTTAGGTATCAAAGACCCTGACGCATTGACCGAGTATGTCATGAGAGGTATGGACGCTGTTCTTGTAGACGGTGAACGTGCGTTCTCCGATGCTGGTGTCATGAAGTTTGCACAAGCATCCGTCAAGAAGATGGACGACGAACTTGTAGCTGCTGGTCAAAAGCCAATGACTCCTCAGAAGAGAGGTGCCGAAGTAAATCGTATCATCGGTGAAGAGACTAACAAACGTGCAGAGATGCTAAAGTCATACGAAGAAGGCGGTCTTGGATTAGAGAACATCTCTGACATTGACAACGTAGCAGCTCGCTCGCTAGAGCAAGCACGTTACGGAACATTCACAAACGATGCTGGTGCTTTTGCAGACTTGGCGCAAGCTATGACGCAGAAGGTTCCACCACTTCGTCTGATCTTTCCGTTCATTCGGACTCCAGTAAACATTCTGAAGTTCTCGTTCGATCGTGCATCAGGTGGTGTGATGGATGCAGGACGTAGCGCACTTGCTATGATGCCTGACATGCCGATGCTGAAACGAACTCAAGATGAGTTGCGTATGAAGCTAGAGTCTCGTAACCCTATCGAGGTTGCACGAACACGAGGTAAGATTGCTACATCTGTTATGATCAACGGCACGTTGCTGTATATGATTATGGCAAACCGTGACTTCATTACAGGTGGTGGTCCAAAAGATATTGCACAGCGCAAGACACTTGAAGCAACAGGATGGCAGAAGTATTCGCTTAAGTTTGGTAACAAGTATGCAAGCTTTGCAGGTCTTGATCCTCTTGGAACACACTTTGGTGTTCTTGTAGATATTGTTGAGCAGTTGGATGAACATGCCAGCCACAACACAACAGTTGCAGAGCAGATGTTCGCAGCAGCTTCTATATCTCTATCACGTAACGTAACTGAGAAGTCTTATCTAGCAGGTCTTAAATTCCTGACTGATGCTATCTCTGAGCCTGACCGTAAGATGGAACGAGCAATCCGAAACATTGCTGGTGGGTTTGTTCCCAATGTTCTGTATCAAGGTCAGTCTGTTATGGGTGACACAACTTCTAGAGAAGTTCGTAGCCTTAGTGATGCGTTCATGAAGAAGCTTCCGTTCGGTAACGACAACCTAGACCCCAAGCGTAACATCTTAGGAGAGCCTGTCATCATGGAACAGGTTCCATTCGTTGGTCCGTTCAATCCTTCGGCTATCTCTACAAGAGATGGTGACGTAGTGTTTGAAGAACTTGCAGCACTTGATCATGGATTCACTCAGACAAGCACAATGCTTGACCGTAGTATCGACATGACCGAGTTCGTTAACGATAAAGGACAGACTGCTTACGACAGACGCTTAGAACTCCTGAGTGACACTAAGATCAGAGGTAGAACTCTCCGACAAGAACTTGAGAAGTTAATCAACAGCAGACGCTACCAACGACTCTCTCCACTTACGGACGGAGCGTTAAAGAGCCCTCGTGTTCAACTTATCAATAGAGTCCTGAGCAAGTATCGTTCACGCTCTCTGAGTTTGATGATGGAAGAGTTTCCAGAAATCGAACAAGAGTACAAACGTATGCGCTCAATCAACAAACAAGCACAGAGAGGTGCTTCAACCGAAACATTACAAGCATTGCTAGACGCATAATTTATTAACAAGAAAGTACAATCATGGCTCAATCATATAAAGAATACACTGGTAGTGATCTATCAGCCACAACCTATAGTGTGGATTTTAAATACCTCAGAATCGACGATGTACATGCGATCGGTTTTGATGGGGAAAAATGGACTCCACTGGCTCTAGACGCCTCTGCACCACGAAGTGCTACCAACAAGACAGTTACGCTGGCAACAGCTCCTAGTGCATACGAGAAGCTTCGTATATATCGTGCAACTTCTAACACACAACTAGTGGACTTCCAGAACGGCTCACGGTTGTCCGAGAGTGACCTTGATACAGCTTACCAACAAGGTCTGTTTGTGGCTCAAGAGGTTTCTGAGGATGCTAATACAAACCAATATGTAAATCTTGCAGATGCTGCTCTACTAGCCAACACAAGTCTCTCTGAGTTTAGCTCTAGCTCGCATACAGGAGATGGAACAGAGGTCACTTTTGATTTGTCTTTTGTTCCTAAAACATCCATACCCCAAGCGTTCCTTGTTATCATTGACGGTGTCCTACAGTCTCCTGTGGATGCGTATACGATGTCCATCAACCCTGCTCAGATTACCTTTGCGAGTGCGCCTCCAGCGAGCTCTAAAATCGTTGTAACAACTACAGCGGCAGCTACAGGAGCAGTTGTTGACGGTATCTCAGTAACAGCTACTGGCTCCACCACTTCTCGTAGTCTTTCCGATAGGTTCGCTGATACAGTGAACGTAAAGGACTTCGGGGCTAAAGGTGACGGTGTTACTGATGATACCAGTGCTATTCAGGCTGCCATTGATTATGTGGGAGAGCTTGGCGGCGGCTCTGTTTTACTTCCTTCAAATGACTACAAAGTAAGCTCAGAGATTGTATTAACAAAATCAAACGTAGCACTGATAGGTGAAGGACATGATTGTAACTTATTTACTAAAAGCACAAAAGGCTCGCGGCTGATTTGGAGTGGTGGTGTTAATACTGGATACATGATTGGTATTAGAACTCCTGATTCAAGTTCTTCAAAAAAAGTTGGATCCATTCAAGTCTCTAATATTGTGTTTAATGGTTCTAGCTCTATTGCTAGAGGTTTAAACATACGTACGGTAGATAATTGCACATTCTCCAACTTAGCCTTTGAGGGATTAACCGAATGGTGTGTATACACCGACACTAACATCAACCAACCGCAAGGAGGCACATACGTCGAGGCTTTAGATAATCAGCATAATCATTTTAATGGTATTTTATGTAATTGCATTGGCGAAGATAATTGTGGCGGTATAAAACTTACGGCAAACCCTAATTCTGCTTCGTCCAATACGAGCATGAATGAGCTTCATAATATATCTGCCCACATTGTTGATGGAACTGCTTTACATTTTGGCAACGCTGACAGTAATACAATTCAGCATTTCAGGGTATTTAGACAAATTGTTAAGTCAGGTTATGCCGTTATTTTTGATGAGCAATATAACGACCCTGCCTTGTCGGGGTTGGTAAATAAGATGTATGCTCGTACAAATGTAATTTATCATATGCACACCGCTCAAGCTACTGTGAAAGCTTACAGTTCTACTGGTGCACATAGACAAGCAAAAGATAATGTTATTATTGGTTGGAACCTTGATGGCGCCGCTCCCGATGTTGAGCCTGAAGTAACTTCATTAACTGCTTTAAGGATTGTTTCCGCACGACAGTCTCAAATACCACAGGTAAACGCTATTACTTGTGCTGCCTCTGATTATGTTAATGGAAATTATACTGCTGCTGCGGCAACAAGCGCATTAAACGCTTTAGGGCTCACAAATACTCCAGCACAATTTTTACATAACTCTAATGCAAATTCAGCCCCTCTTCAGGTTTATGCTCAAGAATCGGGGGATGCTTGGTCAGTGACATTGCGTAGGACGGACGGAAACCTTGTCTTTGATAGAGAGGCAGGAAATGGAGCTATTGAAATCCACCAACCTTTAACCCTTCAAACCCAAACAGTAGATACCTCAGCTACTTCTGGGCCTGCTTCTTCGTTACCCTCCTCACCTCAAGGCTACCTTGAAATTAAAATTAATGGAGTCAATCGAAAGATTCCGTTCTATGCTTAAAATAATAAAAAATCTTAACCAAAACAATATATGAGTCTAACAAAATCAAACACTCGAATGCTGGAGGGAACTCTGGGCGTAGATAAACTCTCTGCAACTGGAACAAAGGACGCTACTACATTCCTCAGAGGCGATAACACATTTGCTGCTCCTGCTGCTGCTGCAAGTAACAGTCCAACGTTTTTAGCAACAAGTTCAAATACATCTATTTTAGCAAATACTAATACAGTAGTTATAAATGGTACTGAAGAGTACGATAGCAATTCTTTGTATAACAATTCTACAGGAAGGTTTACTGTGACAGAAGCCACCGCTGGATTATATTATATTTATGCAGGTGTGGGTTATCCTCTAATAACAGCTTCAAGAATACAATGTAATATATGGAAAAATGGCTATGCAACAAGTGAAGGTTTCAGAATAGAAACTCATGCAAGTAATGGCTATCCAGCTTTGCAAATATCTGGCGTGTTTAATCTAAGTGCTGGTGACTACGTAGAAGTAACTACTCAACAAAACAGTAGTAATACGGCGGCTTTGTCAGGAGAAGAAATTAAAAATTATTTTGGAGGATTCAAGCTCGCATAATACTATGAACAACGATAGCCATCTTACACCTACCGTAGCCATCGCTGGATTACTAGGATCAATAACTCTCGAACACGTGAACACGTTCGTTGCAATTATACTCGGACTTGTTTCACTCGCTTATGTAAGCGTTAAACTATGGAAGGAGATTAAGAATGGCAGGAAATAAAGAACTACTAGACGAGTTGATGGCTCTTACAATCGAAGAGCTGTTGACCGTCATCAAGTCTGGAGAAGCAAATCCAGCAATACTCAACGTAGCTAGGCAGCTACTCAAAGACAATCAAGTCACTGCCTCCGTCAAGGAAGACAACGCCATGCAGAACTTAGTAGAGGTGTTGCCATTCCGTGAAGATGATGAACCAATCGCAGCCACAAATACCTAACGAACTCCGAGACTTTCGTAACTTCCTTTATTTCATTTGGCACTCGCTAGAACAGATCAAGCGTGACCCAACAGAGATACAATACGATATAGCTGACTTCATGCAGCACGGTCCAAAGAGGGCTGTGGTTCAAGGCTTTCGAGGAGTAGGCAAGTCTTGGATTTGTTCTGCGTTCGTAGTACACCAACTGTTCCTAGACCCAACTAAGAACATCCTTGTTGTCTCTGCATCGAAGACACGTTCTGATGACTTCTCTACGTTCACGCTGAGACTTATTCATGACATCCCTCTTCTGAGTTTCTTGAAGCCCAGTGCTGACCAGCGGTTCTCTAAGGTGTCGTTCGATGTTGGACCCTCTGGAGCCTCACACGCACCCTCTGTCAAATCATTAGGTATCACTTCACAGTTAACGGGTTCTCGTGCTGACATCATCATTGCAGATGACATTGAGGTAGCGAACAACTCTGCTACACAGCAGATGAGAGACAAGCTATCAGAACAAGTCAAAGAGTTTGACGCTATTATCAAGCCCAACGATTCATCTAGAATTATTGTTCTAGGAACCCCACAGTGTGAGGACAGCCTCTACACTAAATTACAGGAACGAGGATTTACAACTAAGGTATGGTCAGCTGAGAAGGTAGACCCCAAGAAAGCTCTCAACACTTATGGAGACACGCTGTCTACCCTCTGTATAGATGAAGATACCAAAGGCGATTCAGCCGAGCCTACACGATTTACAGACTTTGATTTGCAGGAGCGAAAGATTTCTTATGGATCAGCTGGTTACGCAATGCAGTTCATGCTCAACCCCAACCTTGCTGACCTTGACCGTTACCCTCTTAAGCTTGGTAACTTGGTTGTGCAAGATATTGACCAAGATGTTGCACCAGAGAAGCTAGTATGGGCGCAGACACCTGAGCTTGAATGGGAAAGGCTTCCCAATGTAGGACTGAGAGGCGACCGCTTCTACAGACCGATGAAGATTCTAGGTGACATGATACCTTACAGTGGCTCTGTCATGTCCATCGACCCCTCTGGTAGAGGTAAGGACGAGACAGGCTACGCTGTAGTAAAGATGTGTAACGGCACTCTGTTTGTTCCAGAGGCTGGAGGACTCAAAGGTGGTTACGAAGAACCTACCTTGCTAGAACTAGTCCGCATCGCTAAGAGGAACAAAGTGAACGCTGTTATTACAGAGAGTAACTTCGGTGATGGTATGTTCACCCAACTTATAACGCCCATATTTAGCCGAGAATACCCTGTCACTCTTGAAGAGGTACGTCACCATCAACAGAAAGAGAAACGAATCATAGACACCCTTGAGCCTCTTCTAGCAGCACACAGGCTCGTGATAGCACCCTCTGTTATTGAGAACGACTACAAGACTGCACAAGGCTATCCAGCAGAACAACAACTTAGATACATGATGATGTACCAGTTGACTAGACTAACAAGACTAAGAGGAGCCTTAAGGAACGACGATAGACTAGATGCTCTTAGTATAGCCTGTAACTATTGGGTAGAACAAATGGCTCAAGATGCAGACATGAAGATTAAGGAACGAAGAGATGACCTAGCCTCTAAACAACTAGATGAGTTCATGGATGCCTACTATAAGAGAACAACTAGATCACAGTCCTCATGGATATAATATATATAATATATAAGGTCTAGTTCTTGACCTAGAATTAGGTCTGTGGGAGACTAGGTCTCCTTCTCTAGTGCTAGCACCATCTCGTATTAGTATATAATAATTATAATAGCAGTTCCAAACCTGTCAACACCTCATGTCGGATAATCCTTTAGAACAGATTCAAGCCATTGCTGGTGAACACTTTGAGAACTATTTTATTATGGTAGTTCATCCAGAGATGGAGATGGAATATGTCTATGATAACGTCTATTCAGCCAGAGGATTGCTAGAAATGGCTAGAGATGAGATGGTAGAGACCACATTCGAGTGTCTAGATGATGACGATATTGACTGGGAAGATGCTTGGAATGATGAAATAGATGACGAAGATTGTGAATTTTAGCTTGCAAATTGAAGGTTAGGTCTTCATATTGCTAGAACATAATTTCAACGTGTGTGTGTTGTTATATGTGTGGGGGAGTCATTGCTGATTATTCGGTGGTGGCTCCCTTTTTTGTTTTTGTTACAAATTTCTGAGAGGGTTTATATACGTGTGTTTTACCGCTAACCCCCCATACACCCTTTAGGGTGAGGATTGGCACAGCTTTGGTCACATACTAGTCCTAAGACTAGTGTTTATCGGCACTGCAACGGATTATAAATCCGATTAGCCTTGTCAAATGCACAAGGAAGGCGTGTTTGAAAGCTTTCGGTCTGCTTCACTCATCTTTTTCTACACAGATGTTTTTTCATTTTAGAGCATAGCTCTAGCACCTCTCCAGCATAAGACTTTTAAAGTCTTGAGGCGCACTGCCTCCGCACCTTCCGTAGGTATTATACGATCGCCGAACATGATCATGCACGAGGCAAAGCTCTCTCCAAAACTTTTTTCGTCTTTTCGTAGGGTATCGTGATCGCATTATGCGTAGGCGATACTGCGCTGTAAAAGTCCTGATCACACGAGGCGACTTGACAAGGTTGTTATAATTGAAGCGGCAACTCACTCCGAGTCAAGCCAAGCCAAGCAAGGCACAGCACACAATAACACATCAAGGAAACACACAATTATGGAAGCTACCCAAAAACAATGGTTCTCAGACTCACCCTTCGCAAAAGAGTTCGCTCAAGTTATCTTCGATAACGAATGCAGTAAGGCAAGCGAAGACTTCGTCTGGTATACGATCGGTGAAACCGATGAGTCACCTACTGAACTATCGTTCAGCTTTGAAAATGAAGACGGTGGAAGAAGCTCACTCACCTTGGCTCTTACCGAAGGTAAAGTGGAAATGATGCACCTTATCAAAGATAAAGGCGAATCTGAGGTTACACCTCAAGTTTGGTCACTTGGCGAAGACCTTGAAATCTTTCTTGAAGATTTAGCGGATAAGCACGGTGTTGAACTTGTTCAAGCTGACTCTCACGGCTCAGAAATCAAATAATCACCTACAGTTTACACTCACAATTCCAATCACACAAAACCACACACAATTATGCAAAAACTCGACAAAAACCTAACTGCTAAAATCTACGATTTCCTACGTATGAACTTCGAAGAAGTTTACCAAGACGGCGATTCCGAAGGAACTTGTAAGGAGTTCTTTATAAAGCGAAATGCTGAGTCACAAGGTCATGACATGTTGTCAGTTTATACTGACTGTGACGGAAAACTTACAGTTTCAGCTGACTGCTGGGACGATAAGAACAACGTTCTTCTAGAAAACGCCATCAATTGGCTCATCACAGCGTAGTATACGCAGATCAATCTTTGACAAAGTAAAGTGGCGACTCTCGCTAAAATTCAACAGCCTAGCTTCGGCATAACACAGGAAGCAACACACATTATGAAAATCACCGTCAACACCGAATTACTTTCAGTAAATGCCGATGCTAAAACTAGCAAAGGCTCTAACGCTGGATACCTTACAGGTATTCTTTACTTGGCTCCAGCCAACGAAGCCTCACCGAAGGTTAATGTTTGTCCTCATGCTTCCGAAGGATGCAAGGCTGTATGCCTATACAGTGCAGGACGAGGCAAGATGGACTCCGTCGTCAAAGCACGAGTTGCCAAAACCTTACGGTTTATCGAAGACCCGAAGGCTTTCGTAGAACTGTTGGCAATCGACATTCAGAAAATCGTCAACAAGGCAGCTAAGGTGGGTATGATACCTGCCATTAGACTCAACGGCACATCTGACCTGCCTTGGGAAAAGCTTGGTGGTAAACTTGGCGTAGCCTTAATGAATCGGTTTCCAAGCGTAGCTTTCTACGATTATACCAAAAACCCTAACCGTGCTATTGCCTATGCCGAAGGCAAGATGCCAGACAATTACCACCTTACTTTCAGTAAGTCTGAGTGCAATGACGAAGCTGTTGCCAAGGTGATCGAGGCAGGTGGTAACGTAGCTGCAGTTTTCAGCACGAAGAAGGCAGACGAACTGCCTATGTGGCACGAAGATATTCCTGTTGTCGATGGTGACAAGACTGACTTACGGTTTAACGACCCAAAGGGTGTCTTCGTAGGACTTCGAGCTAAAGGCGATGCACGAAGTGACCGCTCTGGCTTCACCATCATACTTGACTAAGGCGAAACGGTCGTAAGACCGTCTGGCGGTAACCTTCCGTCACTGACGAGCCTGTCAGCTACACACAATCCAATCCTACATAATTATGCAATCAGTAAAAAATCGCACCATCGACAAGTCCAAACCTTTAAAGGTTTACTGGAATCTACAACGCAAATGCTACTCCGTGCAACAGAACGGGCTAGTAGTAGGTCATACTGACCGCATTGAGCTTTGTGATGTTACCTTTAAGGTAAGCGAAGCTGGTCGGCAACGAGTCTTAAAAGAGCGCAAGAAGAATGTCCATGCTTTCGTAACTGGCTACCTATATGATGAGAAGGAAGAGCGAAACTACGTTTTCCCAAACTTAAGGAGATTTCCAAATGAAATACATATTGTTTACAATCCTTATAAATACGACAGCTTTCGAGTCCAAAATTGCGACAGATTAGCTGTTACAACAGCTGACTTTGTATCGCTCCAATCGGAGAACGGCAAAGGACGTATCCTTGCTGATCGTGATGTGGAATCATACGTCACCTTCCCGCAGTCTGCGTAGTACAATCAAGACAAAGTAAAGTGGCGATTCATGCCAACAAAATTATGGAAATCAAAATCACATGGACTACCGATGACGTTTTTGACGTTGCCGAAGAACACGACATCACACTCAGCGAGGCGCAAGCTGATGCCATACTTGGCATAGTAGGCGACAGTCACGATGCGAATATTGGCATCAACTACGGTGTCATTCTCGACACTATTCAACAACATATATCATAACATCATGCTCAATCAAATCCTATCTACCTGCAAGCAACTCAATCGTCTACTCAAGGCGAAAGACCCATACCATGCCGACCTTGTAGAGACTCTACTCGCCAAGATCGACAAGGCTATACCATCCGATAACCCACAAGGGGTTGACAAGGATGCTATAGTAGAGGCTCTCAACAAAAAAGACTAAGGCGAAACAGGGTGCAACTCCCTGTCTGCTGGTAACCTTCCAGCACTGACGAGCCTGTCAGCATTACACATAATCAGATACATATACTGCACATGAAAAATGATACATACATCGTAAACACACAACAAAACGGCTGGTCTCAAAAGATCACAGACAGCATCAACTCCGTTGAAGACATCGGTCTTAACTGGGACGTTCAAAAGACTCCTATGGTAGCTTTGCTAGAGGGCAAGTATCCTCTACCTATCGACACTCACGTCAGCATCAATCGCTCTGACTCTAACGAGTCCATCGGTGTGGTCGGCTCTGGCTATGAGCCAATCCAGAACACTCGCATTTGGGAAGCTTTGCACCAGTCACTGGAAGGCACGAAGCACGAAGTTGTAGGTGGTGGATACACTCACAACGGTGGTCGAGTATTCGTTCAGACCAAGGTCTCCGACGAAGACTTCACCGTCGACGGAGATGCCTTCGATAACTACGTTACGTTCTACAGCTCTCACGATGGTAGCTCTGCCTTCGAGATGTTCGACACTAGTGTCCGTATGATTTGCCAGAATACATTCCGTCTGGCTAAACAGCAGGGAGGCAAAGCCTTCAAGCTTAAGGTGCGACACACTAGGAATGCTGAGGTGCGTTTCGAGAACGTCATGCAACACCTTGAGTCCATGTTCGCCAACCGTAGGGTTGCTTATGAGAAGCTCAACCGCACTGCCGAAACTCCTATGGCTTATCCAGAGATGATTGCTTGGGCAACTTCGTTCTTCAACAAGTCCAACAAGCTGTCTACTGTAAGTAGTAACAAGGCTCACGAGGCTCGTCGGCTTGCCATTGGTGGTATAGGCAACAACGGTCGTACATCCTACGACATGTTCAACGGAGTCACGGAGCTACTCACTCACGGCGACCGTCAGACATCCAAGGATCGCTCTGCAATCTGGCGTTCGTCAGAGCTAGGAGCAGGTGCTGTGCAAAAGGCAGATGCCTTGGATCACCTGTCAATCGACAACGCTCGGCAAGACCACATCCGTAGAGGTCGTGAGCTTATCAACACTGGCGAGACTTTACTGTCTGCATAACTGAAACCCAAACTGTCCTGAGCATGACTGTAAAAGGCTCACCTTTTATTATGAATGATATAGCACAACAACTGGAGGCGTTAGACTTCCACCACAAGCAGAAGTATGCGAAGCTCAAGCACGAGCTGTTCGCTAAGGATGACGTGATCACACGGCTCAAGCAGGACATCGTAGACCTACAAGACAAGCTTTCGGAAGAGCGTCACATGACAGCAACGCTGGAAGACGAGCTACTCGAAATCACAGGAGAAATCTAGGCTTATGAAATATGTAATCAAACTACCTAAGCAAGCAGGCTACCTGTGTCACGCTGGAACTAATCGTGTCGTTATATATGACGAGCCTACAGGCTACCCCATCGGGATGGATGTGATGGCTTGTAATGGTGAGCGCAAGACTCTGGAAGGTGATACCCTTCACGATGTCTTTGTGTCTGGCTGGTATGAAAACAACATCGACGAGATTGAGTGTCCTATTAAATCATTACATGATTTCAAAGATTTCTTCAGAGAGTATGACGAACCTACCGTCTATCTTCCATAGCTGTTACATATTGCTCAATTGACATATGATATACTATCACCTATATTATTCATCACACACACACGGAGTAACACATGAAAATAAGAAGACGAGGCAAGAGCTGGCAAGCTGATGCGCACGTAGAAGGCAAGCGAGTTCGTAGACTATTCAAGAGTCTGGCAGATGCCGAAGACTTTGTCACTAACCTAGAGCATCGCTCTAAGCTGGGACTGAAGGTTACTCACATACTCAGCACGAAGAATGCGAGCCTAACCCTGAAGGGTCTAACCGATACCGTTTACGAAGCAGTCTGGAAGGACACAGCTAACGGCATCAATGCTCTACGCAATGTAGAATTAATCCAGCGGATTGTTGGCACCAACATTAGGGTTGAGGAAATCAACACGATAGTGATTGATGAAATCATTCAGACCTTAAAGTCGCAAGGCAACAGCAACGGCACCATCAACAACAAGATGTCAGCTCTAATGGTATGCCTGAAGTACGCACACGACAGGGACTGGATACAGAACGTGCCTAAGTTCAAGCGATACAAGGCATCAGAAGGTAGGCTTCGATACTTCTCACCTGAAGAGGAAGAGATGATTGTGTCTACCAACAAGAGGCTAGGTCAAGAAGACTTCGCTGGTTTTGTTAAGGTTCTCATAGATACGGGATTGCGTACGGGTGAGCTTTGCCGTGTCCAATACAAGGACATCGTGAAGGAATCCAATAGGTGGAAGATGTATGTGTGGGCGAGAGGTCACGACTACAGAACTAAGAACGGAGAGATGCGTATCGTTCCGCTATCGGATGAGGTCGTAGAGATTATGACTAACAAGTGGAATGCGCTTGACACAAACTCTACCCATCCTACTATAGATAATAGTATTACTTCTATTGCACACCGTAATAGCAAGGTATTCAACTACACTAAATCCAACATACGCACACAATGGAACAACGTCCGTGACATACTAGGCTACATGGAGGACGAGGAGTTTGTTCCTCACCTGTGTAGACACACCTGCGCTACTCGCTTAGTGCAAGCAGGAGTCCCACTACTCGCAGTCAAAGACTGGATGGGACACAAATCTATACAGGTCACCATGCGCTACGCCAAGCTAGCTCCCGACGCTGTATTTGACGCTCTCGACACACTCAATAAGAAACGCAGAGGTAACCAGCTGGCTTAGATAATCCCGATTACATGTAGCTAGACTACAACGATAGGGTATAATCTAACCAACACCAATAACACACAAACTATGAAAAACATAAATACAGAAAAACTAATCCAATACATTAACGACTGGGCGGAGGAATCCGAGAAGCAAGCCTATAAGTGGGGTGCCGATGGTTACTTTTCGGAAGCGCACAAAGCTCAAGCGATTGCTGAGTTCTTAAGGGAAGACCTTGTGCGAGGTATCGAGATAGACTTGATGAACGAAGAGAGCAAGGCATTACACATCACAGCAGAGTGCCACGAGGAAGGCGGGGAAATTTTCGTCACCGACCAAAGCGGCAACGGCAACCACGCTAAACTTAACACAATAACCACTTAATCCCATCAAACTTAACACGTAGTAATAATATCTACGTTTAATCCTATGAAACCACTAAGTGAAACATTCAAAGAACTCGGAATTGCGTTTAAATTCCCTATCGAGATTAGAGATGCCAATGGCAATCTGACTTACCGTGCAACCAGTGATGACTGGTGGGCGAAGTGGGAGCGTGATGACAATGGCAACGAGACTTACTACGAGAGCAGTGAAGGCATAACGAGAGGCACACCTCGGATTCACCCATGTGCTAGTCACGCACCGAACCATCTTCGCTTGGTGGATTTGTGCGAAGAGCTAATTGGATACTTAGAAGCAGTGGAGGAGTCCGACTCAGGACGAGAGTTTCATCCAACCACAATTGCATCCTGCCGTTGTATGGTCAATGCTCGACTAGAAGAAATCATCCCAGAGATAAAGTCCATTTGCGAACTATGACGGTGATGTTACCGAAATCTACTTCGGGAACATACGTAAACCACTGACCAATAACAGCACTATGAAACCTGCACCAACACTATTCCGACCTACGGAAAAACAACTACTCACGAGAGGTCTAAACTCTATGACAAAAGCTTGCGAAGCACAGGAGGCTTTGATTAAAAAGATGGAGGAAGATATTGATGAATTAAAAGCAAAGCTTAGAATACTGGACGAAAAGGAATGAGTGACTTGTGCCAGTTATGTGTCTATAATGCCATCAGGAAGCAGGGCGTGTGGTGGAATGGTAGACACGGTAGACTCAAAATCTACTGTCAGCAATGGCTTGGAGGTTCGAGTCCTCTCACGCCTACCATACCATCGGATTCAAAATCCGTTGCATAATTAAATATCCGTGACAAATCCGTAGGGAGTACTTAACTTTT